ATTAGTTTGTGTTGTTTGCATTTTTAATATATCTCCTGCTTCCAAGATAAGGATGTTATTAAATGTAAGTAAATCAACCCCATCGCTTGGTGTAACATTAGACACATCAAATTCAAAGTCAGTTGAGGAACTAGCGTTAAATACTTTAATAGTAACATCTAGCGCACTCCCATGTGTATTGAATAATTTAATTGTTTTGACAATACTTGTTGTAGCATCAGGTGATGTATACATACTAACATCGCTTCCTGAAGCATTAATAGTTGCTTGAATATTTTTATATACATTAGCCATTACTGTGAAAAGAAGGTAAACCTTTCGGTTTCTTCTTTTTGTTCCTGTAAAAATGTTGAGTTTAATTGTTCAACAATTGCTCTTAATGCTCTAGCAATCTGTCGTTGGTTATCAACTTCGTATCGTTCTTTTGGTTCTGGTATTCTTACTATTACTTTTGTCATTATTCTCCGCCACCATAGTCTTGTGTACTAGCTCCAGCATAACTTCCATCAGAGCCTTCATAAGATTTTTGAGTGGCTTCGCTTGCTCCACCAGACCCGTAGTCCTTATATCCTTTAGCTTCAATTTCTTTTTGTGCTCTTGCTAATTGTCTTGCTAATTGTTTTTGTTGTTTTTCTAATTCTTTTTGTTTTCTTGCTTCATCTGCTAATTTTTGAGAAGCCATAATTTTTTCTTGTGCTTTTCTTATTAATGCTATTCTAGCAGCTTTTTTCTCAGCAGATAAACTTCCTTTATTAATTCTGTCTATTCTTTTTTCAAAAGTTTCATCATTTATGTTGTATAAACTATATCCTGCCATAATGTTATTAGGATCTAAATAATTTCCTGTATTAACAATTCTACCAATATCATCAACTCTTATACCTAAATTACCTGCAATGCCTTCTTGGATCGCTCTTGTGTTAACAGGAAGAAATCTGTTTGCTAAACCTGCTATACCTTTAATTGCACCACCAACAGGATTTATGGCTGTGCCTACTAAATTAAAAAGTGGGTTGTCCATTAGACCTTTTACTGTTCCAATACCTTTCGCCAACATACTTTGTTTACCTGTTAGACCACTAGTGTCTTCGGGCATATCTCCATAGTAAGCACCTGCTAATGTTGCTTCATTTGCGAACGGATCATTAATACCCATACTTGTTAATTGATTACTTCTTTGCATAGCTTCAAATGCTGCGGGCACTCTAGGGTCTGTTCTAAAAGGTTGAATGTTTGCTGCATTCATTATACCACCGCCTCCACCTCCACCGCTTGGAACGAATGGATTAAAACCAGGAGGAGTTTGTCCCCCGGTTCCTGGTTGGTTAGACCCTCCACCTAGATAATAGTTATATAAATCAAAAACCCTATTAGGTGTAGGGGTATAATTTTCCATAAAGTCTACTACCGGTTTAACCATTATCTTCTCCCGTCGGGTTGTAAATCTATTCTAACTGTACCAAATCTCCAAGTCTCTGATGTAGAACTATTAGAGATTTGAATATTAGCAAATCGACCACGTGCTCGTGTATCTACTTTAGTCGTTGATGACGTTAATGTAAAGGGACTATAGGTGCTAGCAGTATCTGTTTGTGCAGGAAAATTCTTTATACCTACTGTTAATGTAGCATTTCCTGTTAGAACTTTAAAGTTAGGTAGTATTCTTCGCATAGCTAAAAAGAACTCACCATTCCCTTGAACATCTAAATCAAAGTCATATGATTTTATGTTTGATGCTATAGCCGTAGTTGATCCATCAGGATTAATCTGATCGGTACCGACCTCGTGTTCAAAATAAGTAGTTTGACCTAGCCCTGTTTCTCCTACAATACTAGGAAAAGTACCTGTACTTGAATTATCAAATTTAGTTGCAAAAGGTTTTGGATATACAATAGAGTCGACCCAAGTAGTTCTTGCTTCATTTCCTGTGTACCATATCAAACCATTTTGTGGGTTAGACTCACCATAATTGTAGACAACATATCTGTTATTATAAGCAGAGCCCGATGTTGGGTACCACCAAACAACTTCAGAAAATAAATTATTAATACCTGCGCAAACTTGCTGACCTTTTGTTGTATCAAAGTCATCGTAAACATAATCTTCAACTGACGATAATAGTGTTTTAACAGTACCATCAAATGCAAAGAAACCATTGTTACTTATCCAATAAGCAATACCATCTATTTCTACAGCAGCGTTCTGTCCTATCAACCCACAGTTTGTACCTACTTGATCAAATCCAAATGTAAATGGTGCACCTACAAATTTCATAGTGTACAGAGCATTATC